AGACGAGTGCCTTCGTGTCCTTGATATGGCAGAGTATTTTGCCACAAGATTCTGGAATTCGATGTCATCCGGTGCATGCTCAAGGACTGCATCAATGCATTGTGTTTGCAGAGAAAGGGCAACCCTATCCGATGAATCAACCCTGCTGAGACTTCCTTTTTCAGCCATGATGAGCTTAAGTCTATACGCAATCTCCTCCACATCTGTGTGTCTGTCATCTGTTTTCCATTTTGGGTCGATCTTGTACAGCTTATCCACAAGAGGCTTCCACAGTCCTTCTGCGATGAATTCTGTTGTCACCATCATATAATCACGATCCAAGTCGCGGTTGTATCGAAAGATTATATCATTGACATAGTGATAACCGATCTCTCTTGCAGAGGTCTGCTCTTGCTGCTTCGGCATGGTTGCCCAGTCGTTCACATTCTCTTCCAACAAATAAGCATGGGAGAGGTATCTGAATCTCATCACGGACATGGTGTGTCCTCTCAGTTCACTATAGCAAGTGAACCGTTTCTTTGTGATCCAACAAGTGTGCCTCGGAGTCACGAATTGCACGTCTTTGATCCCGGTAAGTCTCCTGAACCCATACCTGACAACTAGTCGTCGTAGACTGTCGTATTTGTCGCAGACAATTGCAGACACAAGCAATCTCATTCTCAGGTAGTCAAAATTCACATTGCTGTCGACCAAGTTGTTCCTCGTGATGATCCCCTGATTGAGATCCGTGGTGTAGTGGAGCGATCTGTTCATCTCTGATCTGATGTACGATGAGGTGCTGAATCTCATGTTTGGAATCCTGTGAAGGATTTCACCTCCGGTCTCCGTCGGAGCATAGTGAAACAAATCCTGGAAGGTCTGGCCTGTCAGTGTCGATAAAGCAAGATTGCATGCCACAACACAGTCGAGTCTTGCTATCTCCTCTTTCGGTAAAGACATGAGATTGTGTTTCATCAAGAACCATTTTGTAACTGCGACAAGTCTAGCAGCAAGTAATTCCTCTTTGTTACCCAACATCCTCTCAGTCTCCACCAATTCTCCCTTGTAGAGTGTCTCATTACCAACCTTTGGATCATCATACACTCTGATACCCCTCATGAAATGTGTTGGGGCGCACCGTCTTATCGTGACTAGTGCGTCCCGCACATCTGCTTCAGTGATCTTGTCATCATACAATACTTCTTCCACTTCTATGAAGGAGATACCAGGATACATGGTCAGCTTCCTCTCAAGCAAACAGTCAACGATATCCGAATCCTTGTCCAAATCAAAGAAATAAGTCCTGCTAGTATCTGCACCAAGACGTATATTCTCAATCGCCCTGTTGCTCAGGGAGCCCCTCAGTCGGGTGATGTTTCGGACTTTTGTTATTAGCCCGGAGCTTGTTTCAATCTTGCTTACCAGAAGGTCGAGGAAATGATTGGCTGTATTCTCAAAGTAGAACTGGACAATACGAGAGTGGAAGTTTTCCCTGAAGATGTTGAGCATTTCTGTTGCAAGCCTGTCTCGTTCATCTGATAGTTTGAACATCTCTAGGATGTTCTTATTCTTGGTGTGCTTCCTGACCATGCTTTTGATTGATTGCTGGACACTGGTCGTAGCAGGACATATCCTTTGATCTGATGGCCACGTGCTGTTGACTACCCTCTCTTCGCTCATATTCCTGGCATCATCAGTTTTGACGGAGAGGGTCGTTGATAGGTACTTAGAGAAGTACAGACTGTCGGAAGAGTATGCTTTTATCCACTCAAAGAGGTAGTGAACAGACTTCGTGAATCCGATACTGTGTCCGGACAACATCAGATTGATATGTAAAGATGCACCGAGCCCACCCAAAGAAGTCGGCAAATAGAGCCAGAAGAACATGAGATCCTGTATGAAGGCGTCATATACCTGCAAATAAAGGATCCTATCAGGGTTGTCTACCATTCTCGATTCAGCAACACCTTGGCCGTAAACCCCTTTCAGAGCTTCTCTGAATAGCGCATCATTTATCTGTTTTGGATGGCGTGACAGATATGCCGCAATGTCATTCTTTGCTGCCTCATAGAGGTGATCATTCTTGAGGAGGTCCAATTCCGATTGGTCTGCTTTAGAGTAATAAAGCAGAGATGCCAGTTTTGTGGGTAATTCATCCGGAGAGATCATGCTCGAAGGGTTTATTCGGGATAATATCATCTGCGGTAGCCGTGCAGTCAGTAATCCCAACTTGTAGTTCTTCAGGTAGGAGCATGCCTCATGGTGGTTACTCAACTCCATGGCTGATGAGGCAGAAGATGATATGCCTGCCACTTCGAGTTCATCAGCAATAATGACTGGATTGTTTCCGGCACTAACGGAAATGAGCCTCTTTAGCGTTGAATCAGCACGCTGACCATCAGCATAGTGTTGCCGCAGCATTGTTATCCTGTGCTTGGAGAGTGTGGTTTGCGAATATTTCACAGTCATTCCGAACTTCGCGCAGTGCTTCATGATCTTTGAAAAAACCGACTGCACCATCGGCTCAGATGCCTGAGGAATTTTCACGATGGCATTCACGTCATCCGAGTAGACCATGATGGTGCTAACCATTAGGTCTGTCATAGTCCTCAACAACTTCATCATCAATGTAGTGTGCAATGTCCACAGTGGGTTAAGCCAGCCCTCTATTCCTCCCAATTGGCCGTGGGATTCTATGACATCATCAAGATACTCATCATAATGATAGACGGTCAATTGCGAGAAGTAATGTGACAGGTCACCCCACCCGTCAAACCCAAAAAGGTTGCCCAAGAACTCTGAAAGCTCGTGAGTGTTCTCATACTGCATTGATTGATTGTGTCCTTCAATGTCAAGAAGGAGGGAGTAGTTGTCAGGCATGGAGAGCTGACGGGATGCTTCATGAATCAACTCTTTCCTCTTCTTATCGGTAGGAGTCATCAACTGCTCATCGAAATATGACAGCGCTTTTTTCATCCTGGCGGCTATCAGGCTGAGTCCATGTTTGTTTGACAACTCACCATTTGCGAAAAGACGTGCTTCCCACTTCTGCTCACGTTCCTTCTCTATGAGCCTTGCCGGATCTGTCATACTCTCCGGATTGAGCTTCTGTGTCGTGTGCCTAACAAGAGGCTTCTTGGGTGAGATTCTCCTCTTCTTAAAGAAGTCCTGCAATTCATACTTCTCCCTTTCTATCACCTGCAAAAGCTCCTTTCTGCTGTCGCCCGGACCAAATGAAATCTCCTGTTTCAGGGCGCCCTTATCCTTGGCAAATTCAAGGGGGTCGTCTGTCATAGTATTGTCCATACAGTCGAAAATCTTCAAGTCATCCCACCAGCTCAAAGGAAGGGCTTCTATGCGCTGGAAGTCAGATTTTTGACTGTAGATCTCGAGCAGTTTGATCTTGCTGGGAGGACCAATCATGTTCGGGATCATCTTGTGCTTCCTCTTATAAGCCGAAAAGAATTGACTCTTTGCCAATCTGGTGATGTTTCGAACAGCATTCTTGTCGATGTTCCGCTTGGTATGGACCCTCTTTAAGAATTTTTCAACTCCTGCCTTTGCACTGA